CAAGTTGTACAGACTGGATACTATCGCGTAGTTGCAACTGCAGGTGATGCAACAGTTGCATTCAATGGTGGTCCTGCGATCACCCTCATCCAAGATCAGGCACTTCTGCTTAGAGGTGGCAAACCTGGTCAAGCAAGAATTGTCAAGGCAGTAGATGACTCCACTGCAGACTATCAACTTGGCACAAATCTTGGTGAACTTACCGATACTCATCCATTCTCTGTCGGAGATTTTATTGCTGTAGAAGATGCTAGCACCTCGCCTGCTATCGATTCCAACTTCCTTTCTGCTGGCACCGCTGGCAAGAAAGTCACTGCTGCAACAGGAAACACAATCAGCACTGATATCGATTCATCTTCTGCATCTGCTGATTACACCTATGCTTACAGCGGACCTCAAGCAATCGTCAAACGTTGCGTGAAAATCGCTGCAACTGGTAATGCAATTGTTGTTGAAGAAGTACAAGTTGTAGGCGGTTGATATGGCTGAAGGTTTTAAGTCTGATATTCCACCTGCAATCAATCAAACCGCTAAGAAATACATTAGGGGTATGATGAAGGGTAAGTCACGATGGGCTAAGTTATATGGCAATCGTGACAAGGAAGTCATGCATAAGACCGCAAATAAGATGGCGATGGGAGAAATGCAAAAAATGCCACCTACATATAGTGATGTGTTTGGTGGCATCAGTGAAAAAGCAGTCTCCAAAAAACAACAAAGATTCTTCGGGATGGTTAGAGCGGCTCAAAAAGGGGAAATGGAAAACCCCTCGCCTGAGGTTTCCAAAGTTGCTGCCACCACCAGCATGTCCGACGTAAAGAAATTTGCAAAAACAAAGCACAAGGGTTTACCCATGAAGAAGAAAGTTGAAGAAGCAAACAAAAGTGGTGATAGTTCTCTGCGTGACTGGTTTAGCAAGAGTAAGTCTTCTGATGGCAAGCCTGGTTGGGTGCAACTCGGTGGTAAATATGCAGGAAAACCCTGTGCCAAACAACCAGGACAAACAACAAAACCCAAGTGCGGTTCTTCAAAGATGAAGAGAAATTTGGATAAGGGTGAGGAAGAGGCAGCATTCCGCCGTAAGCAGAAAGAAGATCCAAATCCCAATCGCAAAGGTAAGGCAATTAACGTGAAAACAGAAGCAACTATCAACGAAAGAGGTGATTACTGGCATCCCGATCCTGATCAGGATCGTAAACTGGGTGGTCCTGGTGCTAATCAGCGTGCTCGTGAGGATCGTGCTGCATCTAAACCTGCTGCTAAGAAAGAAGATCCTAAGAAACTGCGTAAGGGTGAGTCCTACATGGACTATGCCAAGCGTCAAGGTAAAAAATCTGCACCCGTATCTAAACCCAAAGAGCGTAAGCGTGACAAGATTGGTAAAGCATTAGGTCGTGCTATTGATAGGATTGGTGGTATCAAGAAAGAAGAGGTTGAAGTTCAAGAGGGTATGGGCGATGTCGCTATCAAGGCAATTCGTGCTACACAAGGTAAAGAACCTAAATATTTAAGCAAGCGTTCTGAAATGATTCGCCGTATCAAAATGAAACAACTCAATACGTATCTGAAAAAAAGAGACGATAAGAAAAAAGAGCGTGTTACCAATGTGGGTGTGGGTGAAGAAGTTCAAATGGAAGGTAAGAAAGACGCTTGTTATCATAAGGTAAAATCTCGTTATTCTGTTTGGCCAAGTGCGTATGCCAGCGGAGCACTAGTCAAATGCCGAAAAGTAGGTGCAAAGAATTGGGGAAATAAATCCAAAAAAGAAGAATTTGAAGGTAACTTAGGTTTCCAAGACTTCCAAGAGAAAGCAAAAGCTTGTTGGGATACTCACAAAAAAGTGGGTATGAAAATGAAGGGTGGCAAGTTGGTAAATGATTGCCGTCCTAAGAATGAAGAAACAACCAACGAAGCAAAGAAGTGTTGGCCTGGTTACGAGAAGAAAGGAACTCAAAAACTATTCGGCAAAACGTATAACCGCTGCGTCAAAAAGGAAGAGACGCAAAATGAATCTGCAGCCTGGACAAGGAAAGCAGGAAAATCAAAGTCTGGAGGACTCAATGAAAAGGGACGAAAGTCTTACGAAAGAGAAAATCCTGGAAGCGACCTTAAGGCACCGTCAAAGAAGGTTGGAAATCCCAGGAGGGCATCCTTCTGCGCTAGAATGAAAGGAATGAAAGCAAAGTTAACTTCTAAGAAAACTGCTTCTGATCCCGATTCTAGAATCAATAAATCGTTACGCGCCTGGAATTGCTGATTGCTTGACAAAATGCATCAGTGTGTTACAATAAATAAGTAAACCCACTACAAGAGGATACTGCAGAAATGACTGATCCAAAAGAAGTCTCGTCTTTTTCCATGGAAAGGAAAGAGTGCGAGAAGTGTGGTGCCGTTTGGTTGAACGGTCAGCATATGTGGACAGGAACTGGTCAGAAAGGTAATGAATTAGATCTGGCTGGACTCGTTTGCAACAACATTTCAAAAGAAGATCCAGACTATAATAAATGTATAAACGCTAGTCGTGGACAGGTAGGTGGACAAACCTGGGACTATCGAAGAGGGTATGTAGATGGTCAATTAGATGCCCTGATACCAAAGTCACAAAACCCTGACATTTAGCATTAAATAATACTTAAGAGAAAATCTTCATTGAGTAAATAGTCTTAGATGCTATTAAACTTAATGAAGTTTTTTATTGCCTTGTTCGCTTCATTGTTTCTTGCCCTCCCTGCATGGGCAGTAGATGTTCAGATGGGATCCAATGGTAATCTTGTGTTTGATCCTGCAGAGGTTACTATCTCTGCTGGCGAGTCTGTTCATTTTGTTAACAATATGCTCCCTCCTCATAACGTTATCGTTGAAGATCGTCCTGACTTAGGTCACGAAGCCCTTGCAATGATGCCTGGTGAAGAGTTTGATGTTGCTTTCCCTGAGGCAGGTGACTATACTTATTGGTGTGGTCCCCATAAAGGAGCAGGTATGATTGGTACAGTTCACGTCGAATGAGTCCAGATCAAAAACGAGAGTTTTACAAGTCCCTCAGAGAACGCATCAATCAACTGAGGATGCAACACCTTTTTGAGGAACCTTGTCCTCTCTACGAACCTGAATGGGAAGAAGACCATTATTGGGATTGTAGATTAACTTACGACTACGAAGAAGATGAAGAAACTCAATGAGATTGTTCTAAACATCACAGTCGCAATACTCGACTTTCTCTATAAGGGTCGGGACTATCAGAGGTTCTGGGTGCTTGAGGAAATCGCTCGGGCACCATATTTTGCGTTTTTAAGTGTATTACACTTTCGCGAAAGCATGGGATTACGTGGTCCCGAACATCTATATTTGATGAAACAGCACTTTGAGCAGTCAGTCAATGAAACAGAACATCTGGAGTACATGGAATCTAGGGGCGGTAATTCTTATTGGATTGATCGCTTTGTTGCCAAACACCTCGTACTTATCTACTATTGGAGTAATGTGGTTTATTATGGGTTGGCTCCTCGCCTTGCTTACCATCTCTCCTACGAAGTAGAGATCCATGCAGCAGAAACTTACGCAAAGTATCTTGCTGTAAAGGGGCATGACGACAAGATCCTAGAGATCTTGAACGATGAACTACACCATTCAAAAGAATTACATGATGCAATGGAGTTGATTAATGTTTAAAGACTGGGGAAAAGGAGTCGAACCTCCTGATCATATAACTAGAGAAGAATGTCAGGAAATGATTGATGATGCTATACGCAAACACAATCGCAACGCTGGTATCATCAGCATGTTCGTTGGGTTCTTTATTTTAGGACTTTTCTCTGAAGGGCTTCTTAGATTGATTGGAGCGATACCACCACTCTTCCCATGGCTCAAGATAACATTATAGAATGGGTAGGAGTAGTTACACTTTTTTTGTTTGGAATTACTATAATATGTCAAGGACATTTTATCTTTCATCAGAAACATGGCTACTCCCGAAAAGAAACAGAAGACCCAGAAGCAAGAGACCGAGTTAGACGCCAAGTCGAAGCGGCAATTAGAGATCGAAAAGATGATTCATCCTCACGATGATGAACCCGATCCTACAGCATACATGGGTAACTATAACTTCCCCCAGATGTTATTCGCTTTCTGTTTAGGATTTGCGACAATGTTTGTCTTAGCAGTCGATGAGATAAACGATTTTAAGGGATGTCCACTCCCAGAATATTTTCAAAAAGAGGTAAAAGGATGAAAGTTGGAATGATCGGATTAGGACGGATGGGCGAAGGAATGTCCCGTCGTCTTATCAAAGCAGGACATGAAGTACATGGTTACAGAAACAATTATGAAAAAGCTTGCGAACAATTTGAAAAGGGTTATATCAGTGGATGTACCACTTCTTTGGAAAACCTTGTTCAAGTAGTACATCAGGGATCAGAGATGACTGGCAAAGTGCCAGGAGTATTCATGATGGTTGTTCCAGCAGAAACAGTAGAGGATACACTTAATGAGTTACTACAGTTTTGTGGTGAGGGAGATATTATTATTGATCACGGCAATAGTAATTTTAAGGATTCTCGCAGACGAGCAGAAAGGCTTGCTAAACTTGGCATGTCGTATATTGACTGTGGCACTAGTGGTGGTGTTTACGGTTTGGAGCGTGGATACTGTCTTATGGTTGGTGGTGCAAATTTTGCAGTATCCGCCTGCGCTCCAATCTTTAGGGCACTT